GTCTAAGATACAACTAGCCGGTAACTTTGGTATTTCTAAAGAAGCTGCAATTATAATGGATGCAAGCGGAGATTTAGACGTAGCTTTAAATCACCTTAGTAAATTAAAACCAACAGAAATAAATATAAATAATGTTAAAGCTATAAGTGAAACTGTTTTATCTAAGTACCCAGAAGAAGTTAGATCTCAAATCTTAGCTAATAGCTTATTATTAGGAACAGACTTTCCCCCTGAAGATTTAGAAATGCAACTTGCAATGGCTGCATTTGATACAGATAAAAAAATAGAGGATATTTATAAAATATATAATCAAATACCTTCTGACAACAGTGGCATTAAAATACCTTCAGCTAATGTACCATTAAGAAGCGCTGTAAATATACCACCTTCAGAAATGAATATTGTAAATAAAACTATTAGAAATGGACTGGATGGAATTATAGGAGAATTTCAATCTGATAAAAATAGTTGGGTTTGGGATGACCCAGATAACGGAAATAGGATAATAAGAGAACTTCAAGATGTTTATAGGGGAGCTTACGCTGATACAAGTTACGCTGGAAATCCTTTAGATATTTTAAGTGATGTTATTAATAATGTTAGTAATCAAATAAGAAGTCCGGGCGTTCAACTTGCTGATGTCATAGTTTCTCTAGATCCTATACCTGTACCTGATCCTATACCTGTACCTAGAGATAATAATCAACCTACAGGAAGGGATCAAAGAGATAGACGTAGTCCTAGAACTGAAGATGATATATTAGACAATGCATTAAACCAATAAAGGACTTGTTGTGACTTCTTATTTAGAAAACATAGAAGAAAAAAACTTTATGGATCTTCTTGAGGAAGATGATTTTAAAGTAGATTTAGTAAGATTTTTTTCTGGTGGCAGATATAATATGTCTAAAGAAGAAATGAAAGAACAAGGTTTTGAAAAGCTTGCTCAAAAGTTTGCTGAACATATGCGGTTTCAATCTGCACATGATGCAACTGCATTAAAAGATTTAAACTACGTAAGAGATAAGGGCGCAAACATTTTAGGTAAGCAGTCCTTTGGTAATCTTATTCAAGCTTGGGATAATGTAGAGTCTGTAGGTAAAACAGAAACTGCTGGGTGGAGAGATACTGCTACCGCTGACTATGCAGAGGCAATAATTAAATCTCCATCTACATTTTTAGGTATGGGTAGCTTTGGTCTATCTAAGGCAGCAGCTAAAGCAGCTACAAAAGGTACTCAAATATTAGTACGTAAACAATTAAAAGATTACTTTACTAAGAATGTAATGATTAAGGGTGCTGTCACTGGTGCTGTAACAGAGGGTGCTATTGGTGCAGCTACCGCTGGTGCAGCAGGAGAGACTCGTGAAGACCTATCGGATATGGGAGCTTACACAGAAGGCTACGACTACACAACCGCAGACTTAGCTAAGGATGCAACCCTTAGTGCTACTCTGGGTGCTGCAGGTGGTAGTTTAGGTGCATTACTAACAAAGAAAAAAGCAATTAACGTTGAAGAGTTAATCAGTAAGCAACAAAAAACTAATGCAGCTAATGCTAAGAAAGCTAATGCTAAGTCTAAAGAAACTTTAGAAAATGCAAGTGCTGAAAGAAGTGACTTCGCAGTTAATAGAACATTAGATATGGAAGCTACCTTAGCTGCTAGAAAAGGTGACAGATCTAAAGGTGTTTTAAAAGATGCACTAGATCCAGATAAAGTTAAGCAGGGTGAAGCACTTAAACGATCTTTGCTTGATACTTCTGTCGAAGCTTCTCTTAGTTCTGGTTTAGATTTAACTACCCTCAGATCTATTACTGCAGCAACAATAGAGTTAGCAGATACAATTAATTTAAAATCAAATGAAAGAATTACATCTAAGATATCTTCGCTAATAGATGGTGGAGATATAGATGTAACAAAAGTTGTACCAGATTTAATGGAAAAATATGACTTAACTAAAGAACAGTTTTCTTTAATTTATTTAGCTGATCTTTCTGAGGCAGGTAAAAAACTTGCTGAAGCTTCTAAAGTGTCTAGGGCAGTAGGTAAGACTCCAGAGGTAGCGGCGTCAGATACTTTAAATGCAAGCTTAAATACATTATCTTCAAGGGGGTTATCTACAATAGACGATTTAAAAGCTGCAGAAATAACTGCTAACGTAGTTAAAAATTCTGCAGTTACTAGTGGTATTAGTAAGCCAGTTAAATATGCTTATAATACTTTACAAGAAATAGATCAGATGCGCATCGCATTTATGACATCTCAGCCAGCAACTACAGCACGTAACGTTGCTTCTACTGGTTTATTAGCTGCGGTTGAAATGTCAGATGAATTTTACAGAGGAATGTATAGAACAATTACTCGTCAAGAAGGTGGTGGACTAGGTAATACTGTTCGTAATATGACTGCTACACTTCGTGGTATGTCTATGGATAGTGGAACTGCACAAGTGGCAAGAGAAATGCTAGAGATAGAGATGCCTGACTCTTACGCTAGAACATTTCATGAGACTATGAGATCTGAAATGTCTGGTCAAAGCCAATCTTCCTTTGCTAAAGCAGGTAGGTTTGTAAACATATTAAACACTGCTACAGATACTGTGTTTAAAGAAGCTGCATTCTTTGGAAGTTTAGACAGGCAGTTACGTACATTAAATAATAAAGAACTAGGTACAAATGTAAAAGATTTTATTATTAATAAAGGTAAACTAGATAAACTAGATAAAAGCATTGTAGATAAAGCGTTAGATGATGCTAACAGATTTACAATGCAAAGAACATATATGGGAGATGAGTCTATCTTTGGAGCAGGTGCTAAAATGGCTTCAGATGTAAATAAAAAACTTCCCTTCTTAATGTCAGGAGTTTTTGGTGTACCTTTTCCCCGATATGTAGCTAATCATATTGAAATGATTGCAGACTACACCCCATTATTAGGTGAAATCACTAACAAACTAGAAAAAGTAAATGTAGGTAAGGGAAAAATAAAGCATGTTACTGGTGATCCTTATAAATCTTTAGAGGATAGAAGGGTAAGACAAGTAACTGGAGCTAGTCTAATAGCACTTGGATATATACTTGCTCAAAGTAAAGAAGGTGAAGTAGATTACAAGTCTCTTGAAAATGAGATTAAAGGTGATGAAGATATTTCATCGTCATTAGGTTTTATAATCGCACCAATATTTATTGGTGATCAATGGTACAGATACAACAATAACCTTGGCCTTATGGATCAAGGAGATTTTGGAATGCTTGGTGAAGTTGGATCTGTTATGGGTGGATTAAATGATATGGGTGCAGATATATCTGGACTCAAAGAACTTTATAAATCATGGGAAGAGGATGGAGTAACAGAAGAGCTAGAAAAAATAGCTGGTAACATTGTATCTACGTTTACCTACCCGATACCTTTTCAGTTGGCTAAAGATATTAAAGGTCAAACAACTTATGAATCTGCTGGTGCTCCATACACAAGAGACTTAGCTAAGGGAACTGATGTTAGTTCTTTTGAAACACCTCAAGGAACTTTTATAAGTAGGGCAACTAGATTCTTACCAGACTATGCTGCAATGCTAGATGGTACAAAGCTTCAGTATTCGCAGGAAGGTTCTGCAAAAGGATATGATGTACCTTACTACGGTATCTTTAATCCTAATGCTATTGGTAAAATGAATCCACTAAAGAAAACTTTTACTGGCTTGTCCTCTTCACCACCTAAAACAGAAATAGAAAAAGAAATAAATAAACTAGGTTTAAAAGAGTATCAACTATATGGTAGCAGTAGAGTTGATAATCCTGTCATTGATTACTTTGTTCGTGCAAGACTGTCTCAAAATTTACACTTAAAGTTTGAAAATTTTAGATCAAAACAAGTACCTACTCGTGCAAAACCAACTCAAAAAGTCTATGATGAAATAACAGACATAGATGAAAAAAGAGAATATTTTAAAGCTTTTATTGACAACGAAATTAAAAGAGAAGTTAATCTTGCAACAGATATGTTGTCTAATATGTTAGCAAAAAATCCAGTTAAGGCTGCAGGTTATTTAAGAAATGTTTATTATCTTAAACGTGCAGAATATGGAGCAGAAAAGTTTAATAAGGCAGCTTCTACTCACACAAATGGTAAGTATAGCACATCTCAAGACTACATTGCTGATGCTGAAAGCGTTGCAAATGAATTAGAAAGACGACAGATATTAATGGTTAGAACACAAGCTATGAATCCAAAAGGTATTAACTAGTATCGTCATCTAACATGTAGTCTGCCCACTCATATGCAGCCTTCTTTATATCTATCATCTGAGATCCTCTGCTATTAACAAGCAACCCAGCTAGGGCTTGCCCAGCTAGGTAACGTCTTGCAGTCAATGGCTTAGTATCTTTGGGGGTACGTTTGCTTTGTACGTACTTCTTAGCTTCTGTTTCTAATTTTGTTTTCATTCTCTAAAACTTTTTCTAGATTTGCAAAGTAGGCTCTGTTGAAACCAAACTCCCAATCACGATTATCTTTAGTATTAGGACGGTAGGGATTCCCTAACCGTCCTTTTTTAAATGCTTCTATACCTTTTTGAAAAGGTTTCATTTATGAATCTCCTTCATAGCCTCTAACATCTTACGTAAGTACCACTCAGCTTTTTCCATATCCTCAACAGGATTACCTTTGTACCCATGACGGTGCTGATACTTAATTAGATTACCATGACAGTAACCCTTGAACTCTTCAGGTGTAAGTACCTGTTTAATGTAATCAATACACTCAATGCCATCGCCTAATTTATAGTGGGCAGGATTATTTACCGCATCATAACTCATCGTATTTCTACTAGCTCCGCTTCTGTGTAAGGAATGTGAAAGAACAATTCTCCTTTTCGTATGTACCTACCTTTTGCCTCTCCTAAACTTTCTTGTGTTAGCTTAGTATCTTTAATACGCCAAGCCTGTTTCATGTCACTACGAAATACATAGAAGTTAAGAACCCCATTTGTTCCTTCGTACTTATCTAGTAGTCTTTGCTTTCTTTCTGGTATTCTAATCTCAGCCCAATGCTCAGGCCAATCCTCATCCCATGCTACCTTTACTTCAGCTTCGTTAAAGTAAGTGTACCCATCTTTTTCTGACACTACATCAGCGTAGTAGTCTTCTTTGTCTTGAAGAATTGTATGACCCTTAGATTCTAAATGTTTGACTAGAGCTTCTTTAGCTTTGCCATCGTAGGCTTTGTAAAGAGAACGATTAAACTTTTTTCTTACTGCCATTTTTAGTATCCTTATTATTTACCAGTTAAGTATTTAAGTGCCCTTTGAACCCCTTCTTTATTGTCACCTAGTAATGCAATACCAGAATTACATTTACCACAGAGCCAACCTCTGAATGAAAGTGTATCATGACAATGATCTAAGTTCAAGTCTTTATTATCAAAATCTTTTCTACAACACTCACAAAAGCCAAGCTTCTTTGGTGCGGTATCGTGAAGATTTTTTAGTATTAAGTTCTCCTCTTTTTCACACGTCTTACAAGACTTAACCCTGTAGTTATTTACTCTGTCTGACCTGTGCCTAAAGTTACTTAGGGGTAAATACTTTTTACAGTTTCTACATTGAACATCTCCATCTGATTTACTCTCAACTATGGGGAATAATTCTAGTTGCATTAGACACCTTTAGGTAATTCAAAACAATATGTATTTGCTGTAGCATCTGGTGATGGCTTAGTGCTCACCAATCTATCTTCCATTGTTGTAGCTACTTGCATACAAGTTTTATAATCTGGAAACAGAGAGTGAAAAGCTTGTACTTTCATATTTCCTTGGAAGGTCATGATGAGCACTAGCACATACATTAGAACATACCTGAGATCATATCCACTGTTAGTGGGATAACAAGATCTGCTACTACTATTGCACCTGCAATAAATGTCATTACTTCAAACATATTTTTCTCCTTTATGTTATGTCTACTATTTCACACACGTCACCAGAGCAAGCCATAGTTTGCATTGATACAGTGTTGTCTTCACTTTCATACGAAGCTAGCTTAGTCCAATCAATAGTCTCTGGCATACAGGATAACAAAGTTTTGTAATCATGCTTACCTATGTCTTGATAGGGCGCTTGCTGATAGGTGTGTTCGTTATAAGGTAGAAACGATACACCTGACATTTCATCAAAGTGTTTGTAAACGAATGCACCTACTTCAAACCACTCATCTTTTCGGACATTTATCGTAACGCTTGGTTTGTGTTCACACCATGAACGTTGATATGCAAGCCATATTTCTAACTGCTCTATCGCAGTCATATCTTTTGTAACTACAGATCCTTTAGGGGATTGAACAGGAAAGCTAAACACTGTGGTTTGATCTGGCTTCATGACGCAAGGCTCACTAGGTATTCTCTGATCAATCATGAACTGTGTTAGCGGATCTTTATTATCACCACGGACAGTACGGATATAATAGGAACTGTGGCGAGCATGTATGCCACTGGCACTATCCACCAGTTGCGAGACTGTTCCCGATGGTTTGACGCATGTAATTGCAGCAGCAACAGGTATATTAAGACGGTCAGCCCATTCAGCATTAGTAGATACAGCGATCCCACGAAGATGTTCAAGAGTTTTCTCCAAACCTTTATTCTTTAGTGTCATCAGAGGATTATCCATTATCCCTGTGAGTGACACACCAAGCAGTCGTTCTTCTTCTGTATTTCTAGACCACACTTTTCGCAGATAGGGAAACTTTGTGTATGTAGACTGTATGGTTCCCAAAATAGTTGCCATACGGACTTTTCGTTCCAGATCTTTGAGACTGTCTGTGGCACGGATAACAACTTCCGTAAGATTACAGAACTGATTAGGACGCAAGATGATTTCACTGCAAGGGTTAGTCCCGAACTCATAGTTAGGATCACGCCTACCATTCTTTTCAGCTTGCTTCTTACTTGCTTGACGATTGAATACACCACGTTCTCCACTCCCTGATTCTACTAATGCCATCCACTCTCTCATGAATGAAACAGCATCTGGTTTTTCTGTGTAACTAACACTGTTATTAGCTAAGGCACGTTGTGGATCATTCTCCCACCATGCACCTGACTTAGCGTGACGCATACGATCATCTGACAAGTTAGATAAACTGATCATAGCTGACCTACGTACACCACCTACAACAACTACCTCACCAATCTTACACATGATGTCATGGCACTCAATGCTAGATAGCTTACGTCCTTGTGCATTCTTAAAGGTAGTGATAACAAAGTTGAACAACTCAACAAGAGGTGCTGGACCAGAGGCTCGACCACCAAAGGTCTTAAGCTTTGCACCTGCAGGACGTACCAAACTTACATCCCACTTAGGTATTTCACCAGCCCAGAGGAGCGCAAGAACTTGACGAAGAGCTTTAGCCCAACCTTCCTTACTGTCTTTGACAACGACAGTAGTATCACTATTGAACAACTCCGGGATCTCAGGGAGCTTACTAATGAACTGCCTTTCAACACTGAAGCCGACACCAGTACCACAGAGCAAGATAAACATAGCCTCATCGAAGGACTTAGGGTCATCTACGGGTAGGTAGCTACAGTTGTACATACAAGTGTTGTCACGATCAGCAGCAGGACCAGCAGTCATCATAGCTCTCATAGAGGGCATAACCTCTAAACCTAAGATAGCTTGCTCTATTTGTTGTGCTACCTCCATGTTGTCTTCACTGGCACCACTATCAACTACAGGCTCAACCACATTATTCATGTAGCGATTTACTGTTTCATCCCAAGACTCTCGTCGCCCTTCATCTTCAAGCCATCGTGCATACCGTGAGGTATGAATGAAGGATTGATAGTCTGTTGGTAGGTAGTTATTCATCTATTATCTCCGCTTCCCTTTAGTACACCACGTTGCTCTCTGTCATCTAGCTTTGCCATGTTCACCTCCATAACCTTACGTAGATTACCACCGAAGATGTTTGACAAGGCTACTGTATAGAACAACACATCACCTAACTCTTTCAGTATATCTTCATCTTTAAACTTATTCTTATCACGAAATAGTTTTTTTACTTTTTCTGCAACCTCACCTGCTTCACCTACTAAGCCAAGTGTATTTTCTAGTAAACGTTCCCGCCCCTTAGTGAGCATCTTATCCTCTACAAACTGACTGTAGAAACGAGTAGGATCTTTCTCATAGTCTGGGCTATTCTGAAACATGTCAAAATATCCAAACGCTTCTAGATCACTTCGATTGATCATCCTTATCACCTTCTAATGATTGACGTAGTTCATTTGTTTTCATTTCTTGAATTGCATTTACACATTGCAATATGTGATTCAACAGGGTTGAAGAGTTAGAGCCAAGGTTAAGGATATTAACCATTTCTTTTTGAGCCTCAGTAAAATCTTCCATTTCGTATTCTTTTTCATCTAGTGTTAGTTTAGTCATCTGCTTTTACCTCACAGTTTGTTACAGTTATATCATCTAAGTCATACAGTATTCCCTGTATGAGTTCTTGGATTACGTTCAGATTAAATCTAGGGTCTGACTCAAAAAAGTTTGCCGCTGGATCTACATCAATATTTAAAGTCACCTCATATTTCATGGTGGAAACTCCTAGTTATACTCAACAGACACCTCATGTCAATCACCATATTCAATCTCAATAGGTTCAATATTCTTTTGAAAGTACTTTATCATTTCGTATGCCTCGTTAAAACTATCAAAGAAATATTCTACAGATTCTATCTTACCATCTACCTCTACCTTACACAGATTAAAATGTACATCTTCTGCATCAGGAATGTCACAAGGGTATGGTCCAGATATTACATCCCAAATTTTTACAGTCTTATCTTGCATGTCACTGTTTGTCATTGTCACCTCTGAGCAATTGTATGTAATGATCTAGCTCTGTTATAACTAACCACTTCTGTCTGTCGCTGCGATAGAAAACAACAGGTGGATTCTTTGTGTGATTGTCAGCTTGTTTCATCCAATCATACACAGTTTTTAAACCAGACTTCCTACGTTTAACTTCTATTGATATAGGTATTAACTTACGTGCTGCAGGTGATAGCTGTATATCTGCACCAGTATCACCCATAATAGTAGACTTAACATCATCAGGCTCAAGCTCAGGAAAAGCTTCTAGTAAAGCATCCCTGATCTCTTGCTGGCCTAACCTGCCCTTTTGTTTACCCTGCTTACTCAATCTATTAACTCAGGTACTTTAGGTTTCTTAACCACATCAATCAAATACTCCTTACGTCCACCAGCATATTGAAACACTCTTGCTTCAGGCCAACATATTTTTCTATACTCACAG